AGTGGTGTGACATTAACGGTTGCTGGAGCATTAAATGTTACAGGAACTACAGCTTTAGCAGATGGAACTGTCGCTATTGCTGAATTAGATATTGACGGTGGAATTGATATTGGTGCTGCAATTGTTGATGCTGATTTGTTTGTAGTAGATGATGGTGCTGGTGGTACTAATAGAAAAACTGCTGCCTCAAGAATTAAAACATATGCAGCTCCAACGAATCTGGCTATCACAGCTTTAGATATTGATGGTGGCACAGATATAGGTGCTGCTGTAGTTGCTGCTGATTTGTTTGTAGTAGATGATGGTGCTGGTGGAACGAATAGGAAAACTACCGCAGCTCGTATAAAAACTTTTGTTGAAGCTTCCGCAATGGCTGTAACTGGGAATGTTACTGCTACAGGTACAGTGGAACCTGCTGGTGACACTGCCGCTAGTGACAATGCTGCCATAGGTTACACAGCTGCTGAAGGTTTAATTTTAACAGGTCAAGGCTCTACGAATGATGTAACAATTAAAAACGATGCCGATGGTGAAGTTTTTGGCATTCCCACAGGTACTACTGGTGTTACATTTAAAGGTGTTATTCGCACAGATGATGCAACAGATAGTACCAGCGGCACAACTGGTTCATTACAAACAGATGGTGGCATTGGCGCAGTTAAAGATATTTTTACTGACGCTACTGTTAACGCAGCTGGTGATACTGCTGCTGGTGACAATGCCGCAATGGGTTATACTTCTGCCGAGGGTTTGATTCTAACAGGTCAGGGATCAACCAATGATGTAACTATCAAAAATGATGCTGATGCTGATGTTATTACGATTCCTACTGGCGCAACAGGTGTTGTCCTTGCTGGTGCTTTGACGTTAGGGGGTGCTGTTGCTGGTGCTGATAATCAACTAGGTCGAGTTAATCTTATAGATTATGGTGAAGTTACTAACGCTATCGGTGGTACAGGAGGTGGTACTCAAGATATTGATTTAACTTTAGGCAATAATGTTGTAGCTACAGTCGATACATCTACTAATACTTTTACGTTTTCCAACCCAACAGCAAGTGATGAATTATGCGGATTTACTCTTTTCCTGACAAATGGAGGATCACAAACCGTGAATTGGCCCGGCACTGTAGATTGGGCTGGGGGAACTGCGCCAACTTTAACTACTAGTGGCTTAGACATTTTGGTTTTTATAACCACAGATGGTGGCACAATCTGGCATGGTATGGTCAGCAGTGCGGCGAGTGCATAATGCCTAGTATTAAAAGAGGAATGATGGGAGCTGCTGGGACCGAAAGCGATGCTGGCCTTTTCGTCTGGGGGCATAACGGCCTTGGTCAACTAGGGGACGGTACTACTACCAATAGAACTAGTCCCATACAAGTATACGCCAGTGTACCAACGGATTTTTCTGGTGGATCGGACTCTTCCGCGTTTATTAAGGCTGATGGTACGTTATGGACCAGCGGTCTGAATGACAAAGGACAATTAGGTCATGGTAATACTACTAATTTGTCTACATACACACAAGTTGGTAGTCTTACTAATTGGGCCTCTGTGTCATTTGGCACCAAAGCTTGGGTCGCCAGAAAAACAGATGGTACGGTATGGGCGTGTGGACATGGATATAATGGATTCACGGACAACGGTGCATCTACGGATTATTCAAGTCCAATTCAGATTGGTAGTGATACAGATTGGACTACTGTAATGACTGCTGGCCGAGTTATCTCAGGTTTTAAAGGCACCACCCTTTATTCATGGGGGTTTGGACATGTCGGCGCACACGGCGGCGGGACGACCGGCGCTTTTTTATCTCCAGTCCAAATTGGTACGGGGTATGCGAATGGCGTGAGAGGGTCAAATGGTGTCAATCAGTATAACAACTATCAAGTCAAAACTGATAATACCATATATTCTGCCGGATATGAACTCTTTGGAATGGGGCAAGGCACCTCCGGCTCGGGGGGCGCCCATTATATAAACACTTACTCACAAATCGGTAGCGCTCAATGGACTTGGGTTTGCTTTGGATATTGGTGGACTTTTGCTAGAAGAACTGACGGAACCCTTTACTCATGGGGCCAGGGCGGCAACCGACTAGGGGTTGGCAACAGTACGTCGTATTCTTCTCCCGTTTTAGTCAGTGGAAGTTTGACGGTATCTGCGGATTTCCGGGCTGGCGGTGTTGGAAGCAATCATGGGGGTGTAGTTACTACAAGTGGAACATTATATATGTGGGGCGATTCTGGATCTGGCCAGTTGGGACTCGGCAACACCACAGGATATAACACACCACAACAGGTTGGCGATAAAACTGATTGGTCCAAAATTGATGCGGGCACCGACTTCACGATGGCAGTGAGAACAGGATGACTCGACCTCTTCACATTCTTGCGTCAATACCACGTTCCGGCTCAACACTGTTATCTTCTCTATTAAATCAGCGTACTGATACCTTTGTAAGTCCGACTTCTTCTTTGGGAGAAGTTATCTCATCGTCAGCAAGGACATTTGGACAGAACTATTCTAATGACTATTCTAATGATAGAGAGATTAGAAAAGTTAAGGATATTTTGCACGGTACGGTTATTGCTCATTATCGTGACCGGCCGGAGGAATTTATTTTTGATAAAGGGCGATATTGGCCTGATTCTGAACTTATAGAATTGATGATGGAACTTCAAGGTGATATAAAGATAGTTACCACAGTTAGGCCTATAGTGGAGTGTGTAGCTTCTTATGTGCGCTTGCTTAAACCTAAAAATGTGAAGACTTTTTGTTATAACGATCCAATAATTCGGCAAGTTATGATAATCCATGAGATAATGAGCAAGGGATATGAGGCGTATCCAGATTCAATGTTACTTATAGAATATGATGATTTGATAACTGATACGTTAGATCAATTACATCGTATTGCAGATTTTATAGGTGCGCCCAGATTCAATGATTTTGATTTTAATAACATACAGAATACCCAAGAAAATAATAATGAATGGGAGGATAAGGGTTTACATGATTTGCGACCGATTGTTAGTTTTAGTGGTGCCTTATCAGCTAAAGAAGTTTTGGGGGAAGAATTATTTAATTTTTTCAGCGGCGGTGGGTTCTGGAATAAACAGCGCCAAATGTCGCTAGACCCTTCTAAAGAAAAAGATGCGTTGGACTACCAATTAGAAGCTGGATTGAGGGGCGAGATAAAACAAGCAAAGGCTATGAATGATAAGCTTTTATTGGAACGTCCCGATTGTTCAAGGGTGCGTTTTAACTCTGGTTGGTTTTCATTATACAGTGGTGATCTTCAAAAGGGTCACGAGAGTTTGGATGAAGGTCGAAACATAAATGTATTTGGTAACGGTAACATTGGTTCTGCCCGGCCCATATGGGATGGCCAGCCAGATAGTTCCGTCTTGTTGAATTTAGAAGGAGGCCTTGGGGATCAGATACATGGGTATCGGTTTGCTGAATATATTGCCGCTAAAAATAATAAAGTTATAGTTTCTTGTAGTCCTGAGTTGGCATCCATGTTTGCTGAGAAATTTCCAGTAATTGAACATAACGCGGTTCTTGGAGCATACCATGATTATTGGGTTCCCAGCATGTCTGCTATTCGTCCATTAGGTTATACATATGAAATGCTTAATGGTGAGCCGTATATTGATCGTGTTGCAAATCCTGTAAAGGGTCGAATTGGCATTCGGTGGTCTGGTAATCCTAAATTTGCCCATGAACAACATAGATTATTTCCGGCGAATTTAATGTTTGATGTAGTGCGTGACTTTAATTGTATCTCTCTACAAAAAGATGATGGGGCTGATTTGCGTCCACATTGGATGCCGACTGCTAAACTGGATACATGGGAAGATACAAGAAAGTCTATTAGCGAATGTGAATTGGTTATTTCATCGTGTACAAGCGTAGCACATTTAGCGGCAGCTATGGGAGTAGAGACTTGGATAGTTATTCCTATCTTGCCATACTATTTGTGGGCATTGCCGGGAAAGAAAACATCATACTATGATAGCGTCACTTTATTTCGGCAGGAAAAATTTGAGAACTGGGAAGCACCCTTTAAGAACATTAAAGAAAAATTACAAAATTTTCATGAAATAAAAATAGCAGCATAAAAGGAAAATAAATAATGTATGCACATGTAGAAAATGGAAGTATAGATTTCCAAGGAGAGTTACCTACATCTTGGAGAAATATCAGTGGTCTTAATTTATCAAAGGACGATAATGCTTATTTAAAATCTCTTGGATGGCTTCCATTAACAGAAACAAATGTTACTCCTGATTCTGATGAAGTACTTGATTCTGATCAAGTTATTATAAATGAAGATGACGTACAAATAGTTCATCGAGTTAGAAGCATGACAACTGATGAACTAACACTTCGTGATGTGGAATCGTGGCAGAATATGCGTCAGTTGCGTAATGAACTACTAGGCGGCACTGATTTTTATGCTTTAAGCGATGTTACTATGTCATCTGATATGACGGTCTACAGACAAGCCTTGCGCGATCTCCCTGCCAACATTGATGATCCCACTAACATAACTTGGCCAGTGGCGCCTGGATCATGACATCAACAGTTCTAACAGACGTTCTCAAAGCGAAACGGAAATAAATATTTCTATGATGGAACTTGGTCACTGAACTCTGATTATGTCCAGACTTAACTTACAAGGAATAAATAGAACGAGACGAAGCAATCATAGCGCATAGTCAGTTGAGGTGTATAAATACTAATACATATTAGAGGAATCGAATAATGGCAGCAATCATAACAGAGAAATTTAGAAAACACAATGCGACTCAATTCTACGAGTCATTTAGCGAAGCGTCAGCAAATGTCTATTATCTAATGATTGGAAAATCTGTTCCTTTTACATCAGGAACTTCTGGTGGTTCAGATGATTCACCACCTACTCCAGCTGATGACGTTGCTACGGAATTCTATACATGGGATCAAACGATTGCATCAAAAAAGATTGCTTCTACTGAAATTAATTATGCGATTCCCCGTAGAGATTGGGCAAACAGTACGACATATGATATGTATGAACATAATGTAAGTTCTTCTAATACTACGACATCAGGTGCGTCAAATATATATGATTCTACATTTTATTTTAGAACCTCTGATAACAGGGTTTATAAAGTCATAGACAATAATGCTGGAACAGCATATTCTGGTT